ATAATGGTTATTCAAAATTTGAAAACGGAGAAAAGATACAAAGTATAGAAAACCAATTTGTTGAATTTGATTCTCATGTAAAACATACGGGATCTTCTAGCACAGATCATGATAGAAGAATTGTAATTAACTTAAACTATATTAAAAATGAATTATAATAGTGGCACCGCTTATAGAGCTATGTTAAAATTATTTGCAGACGCGAAAGTAGAAATGGATAAAGAGAAAAAAACACCTTGTGTAAGATGTGGGGATACTCGAGAAATATGGGTTTGGAAAGATACTTCCGAAACTGAAAAGATTCGAGTAGACTGCACACTGTGTAGCGGACAACGGCCACCGCAAGAACTTAGAGATTTAGGAATTATTTAACTCTAGGTTTTCTTTTTGGTAAGAGCTTTCGGTCTTTTGTATTCAGCCCATTTACAATTGAATGTTTTGAGTCCACCTTCAGTAAGAATTTTAATAATGTGGCCTCGTTCGGTTGATTCAACATAGTGCCTAATATAGTTAGGAATATCAGCATAAGAATCTCCTTTTTTTGAAGTCATAGATAGCCTGTCTTATAAATGATTTTTTTGTAGGTTGCTAGTATTTTTTACTAGCTGTTTTGTAAAAGACCGTTTGATGCATCAAGAACACTTTGTTCATTAATTCTTTTTTTCAGGTCTTTGATCTTTATATCGATCCACTTCATATCAGTCGTAACTCTACCCTGTCTTAACGCCTGACTGGCCCACTTGGACTCCAA